GGTACGACAGAAAACACCGGTTACAATTTTGATTGGCACATGCCAAACAAATTCCCGTCTGGGCTGGTCTGGGCAACAGTTTCTCCTCCATTAACAAAACTTTTACAAAATAAATTTGGTAGTATCAAAGTATTAGTTGTATATTTGTAATCTAAACCAAATAATATAAAACTATGGGACAGTATTACAAACCAATTTCATTAAACAAAGAAGGACAACTCGTAAATGAGTGGGTATTATCACACGACTACAACAACGGGCTTAAACTAATGGAGCATAGTTGGCTCGGAAACGACTTTGTTAGTGTAGTAGAAACCCTTTTAATTCCTGGCGGAAAATGGTACAAGAAAGGTATCGTTTGGGCGGGTGATTATGCTGATGAAGAAACCAACAGCAAAACAAATCTGTATTCTCGTTGTAAAGACGAAAACAAAATCAATCCTATTGGTATTGTTGATGATGAAAAGTATTGTTACATCGTTAACCACACCAAACAACAATTCGTAGATAAACGAAAAGTACCAGGTGGAGGTGGAGGTTGGCAAATTCACCCTTTACCTTTATTAACTTGTGAGGGGAACGGACGCGGTGGTGGAGATTATCACGGAGAAAATGATATTATTGGTAGTTGGAGTAGAAACTCTATATCTATTGAATGTACTATCCCCGAAGGGTATAAAGAATTAGAATTTATCCTTACGGAAGATTAAAGTGTCTTGTATTTGTAGAAGTACAAGTTTCGATTCAAATGTCCCCCGATGTTTTTACATTGGGGTTTTTTTTGCCAGTTATTTCCTGAATTTTTGCCAGTCTGACCAGTCCGGATTTTGTTTGGCACGTGCCAATCAATATTCGTAATCCGGATTCGATCAGCGGGACGAAAAATTCTTTTGCATATTATTAACAAAAAAAGTTTGAAAAAATTTGGAAATATAAAAATAAGTTTCGTATATTTGTGTAAACAAAATAAAATAAATTTTATGAAAAAGAACAAGTTAAAGAAACACACCCTATTGAAAGGGGAAGGAAGTAACCAACACACATTGTATGGTGAATTTACTATTGATGAAAACACCGAATTTACTGGGGTATCGGTATTAAAGGAAAGTGATTTGAAACACGAACAACCTGACGGAAGTTTCTCAAATGAACACCAAACCTTAAAAATTGATAAAGGTCAATGGGTTATGGGAAAACAAGTTGAGTACAACCCTTTCAACCGAACTATTAGTCAAGTTTGGGATTAACACTATTATTTAACATAAATCAAACACAATGGCAAACCCTTTAATTCATTCTAAATCCAGTGTTAAACGCTGGGGTGGTAAGGTGGAAGATTATCTACCTATACACGAACTTATTGATAGTCCAAAAATGACTATGAATAATAATAGTGCTCGTCTTATGACACACAATACCTGGTTCGCTTATCATATTATACCAAAAGTATTTGGGTACAATATAACGAACTCTGACGGAAAGTCCGTTGATTGTGTTGATATTGCGATGTTACATATTGCGGAAGATTTCCGTATGAAATTTGTACCAACACCGCAGGACTACCTTAAACACCTACAAGTCCAACCCTGGATGAATAATGGAGTAAAGGAAATTGACAACCCTGAAGCATACGAAATTGTTAAAAATCTAAACCAAAAAATACACGAATATGCAAACTGAAAATTTGAAAACAATTCCAGAAATTGTACTATGGAAAGAACTTGGTATTACAAGTTGCACAATGGAATTTAGTTGTGGTGGTGATAGTATGAATGACTACAACTTTACATTCTACAAAACAAACAACAAGAAAGGTAAGAACGAACCTGCGGTAATTCAAATTGAATGTAAGGAATTGACTGATTACTTTGACAATCAAGTGTTTAGAGAAGTTGAATTTTATGAGGCGAGCGACGGACACTACATTGGTGAAAGTGGAAGTGTTGAAATTACACTTGATGATGATGAAGAAAGTTTTTCGTATTACAAAAGTTCACAAAGTGAATGGTCGGAAAGAACAAGTGAGATACTTGATGTTAAACTGACAAAGAACGAAATTGAGTTTATCAACAATTATGTTTCAAACATAAATGGTGGTGATGGCGATGTTAATGTCAATTTCAAAATTGATTTCATTATGACTGATGATAATGAAACTTTGATAAGTGAATTGAGAAATAAAATACACGAAGTCGCAAGTAACCACACCCCTGAATGTGAAGGTGAACTTGATGAATGGTATTCTTTCACAACAAATGGTAATGGTGATTTGGAAACACTAACTATTGAGGATAACCACCTTAAAGTTGAGGTTAGTAATTCTTTCACACAATTTCGCGATGACGATAATTAAGTAATACATTAAAAACTAAATAAGATGAAAATAATAATTTCAAACACCGAATTTGATTTTAACTTGGGTTGTAAAATTCTTAAACTCAAACACGACACTTGTCCTTATCCACAACTTGAAGATTTTTGGAACGATATTGAACCAGTATCTTTCAAAGAAATAGCAGAAATACGGAACTTGGAACAACGCCGTGTCGCTTTCTTGTCATACGGATTGGATAGAATGGTTAAAGAAGTGAAACCAGTTTTGATGAATAGTAGAACTCTAAACAAAACAACCACTTGGGTTAGTCAAACTGGTGAACTCGTTACCAAAAAATTCAAAGACACCTACGAACTTTACAAAGTTGAAGGAAAACATTTTGGGGATAATGGTAATAGTTGGCAGAAACCACAAGATTGTTACTTTGTTAAATGTAAAGATACCAGTACGGATAGAGAATATCTTATATGGGTTGATTTGCAAAGTGTTTCAAGAACAAACGGATTGGGGTGGAATTGGAAACCCGAAGATGTAAACGCAATTCAAGCCGTCGCTTGGACTATCCAAACCGATATTGAAGAAGGGAACATTGAAAAGATTGTAAGACAAGGTGATTGTATTATGATTAAACCCAACAATATCAAAAATAGAGGTGGTGTAAGACACCTAACCGAAAAAGAATACAAAGAACTATTAGTAGCAGAAAGCTAACTTTTGAAGCAAAACACCTAAACCCAGATATTATCTGGGTTTTTTTATGCTATAATGTGTGAACTGTAGCTGCACAGCAACAGCCCCACATTTTGCTTGGCACGGAATAACATTGATAATCAATCATTTAATAAAATATCTTTGCTGCACTTTTTGCAACTTTGCTACGAATTGCTAGTTCACCATGCAGCAGCCCCACATTTTGTTTGGCACGTGCCAAACAATATCCGACAGGTGAGATGTGGCGCATTGTCATCATAAATTATTTAACAAATTTTAACAAAATAAATTTGGTAGTATCAAAATAATATTTGTATATTTGTACACAAAATCAAAAACTATGGTATACACAAACAAAGCTCAAGCAAAAAGATTAACAGGTATTTCCTATCTCGGTTCGGTTAACTTAACCACCAAACATCAGAAAGCATATGAGTACAACGAACTAACATATAGTTTGTACTTATCCCCCGCAAAATCTAGTGGTTATGAGGTATGTCCGAAAAGAAATAAAGAATGTACATTGTTATGTCTGAATGAATCAGGAATGAACCGAATGACACAAAAACAAAAAGGAGATGTCATTAACCAATCAAGAATTAAAAAAACGAAACTATTCTTTGAACAACGCGAATTCTTTGTCCGTTGGTTAATTGATGAAATTAAGTCCGCAAAAACTAAAGCGGATAAACTCGGTTACAAATTTAGTGTACGTCTAAATAATACATCAGATATTAATCCGGAATCATTTTATATTAGAGAAGGAAATAAAACAATAAACGTATTACAGATATTTCCAAAAACTCAATTCTACGATTACACAAAAGTCGCGAATCGGGTTAAGTTATTAGAGAAGTACAAAAACTACGATTTAACATTTTCTTATAGTGGGTATAATATTGATGAGTGTACCGAACTATTAAATAAAAATGTTAGAGTTGCGGTTGTATTCAAAAAAGAATTACCAAAAAAGTTTTGGGAACGAAAAGTAATTGACGGTGATTTATATGATATGAGATACTATGATAAAAAGAATGTTATTGTAGGGTTGAAATATAAAAAAGTTCGTAATAAGTTAGAAAATAAATATAAATTCGTTGTTCAATAAAGGCTCGCTTTATTATCCAATCCAAACAATCCCCGTATTTCTTACGGGGTTTTTTTATGCCTCAGAAGATGACTATAGTCATCACCTGTCACATATTTGCTTGGCATTGTCCGTGCCAAACAATATTTGAATCCGGGATCTGATCAGATCACTGGGGTCGTTTTATCAAAAATTCCTTTAACAAAATTTTTACAAAATAAATTTGGAAATATAAAAGTATTATCCTTATCTTTGTATCACATTAATCAACCAAAAATTTAAAACTATGGGTTACACAACCGATTTTGATGGTTCACTTAAATTAAGTAAGAACCTCACCGAAGAACAATTCAACTACATGGAGAAGTTCAACAACACACGTAGAATGAAAAGAGATGTAAACAAACTGATGGAAATGTATGACGGTAAACATGGTTATCCAGGTCGTACCGGTACACCAGAAGAAATTTACGGTAATGATGGAGAATATTTCGTTGGTGGTACTGGTCAGTCAGGTCAGGACCGTGATGACAGTATTATTGATTATAACACATCACCTGGTCAACTTAAGTACGATGGTACAATGGACTTCACCGAAAGATGGACACAAAATGAATTAATAATACAGTCAGGTAAATGTCAACCAGGTTTGTGGTGTCAATGGGGTGTTGCGGATAGAGATGGTGTACAAACCTTTGAGTGGGATGGAGGTGAAAAGTTTT